GATTGCTTAATGCGACTAATTGGCTTGCTACCTTTATCATAAGTGCAAATACATCTGTTGCTTCCATTGTTCCGCCTTTCATTTTATTAATGGCATTAGCCATAATATTGAAAGATTGTGTAATATCAGAATTTGTATTAATAGTTTGCTTACCTTGCTTAATTGCTGTGATTTGTGCTTCAGTAAGTTTTGCTATGACCTGTACTTCTTGAATTTGAGCTTCAGTCAAACCACCTACAGTTTCTATTTGTAATTTACCTGCTACTGCTGCTTCGCGATCAAAAATTACCTTATTTGCTAATTCTTTGGATAAATTTTGTTCTGCTCTAAAAATAGCTTGAGTAATTTTAATTCGTTCATCACTTACTTGATTGTTTTGCATAGTAAGCAGTGTTAAATCCATCATCATTGCTTTGAGTCTATCTTGATCGGCTTGCTGCAAACCAAGCACAATATTTTGGTTTTGCAATGTACTAATATATTGTTGTGTTGCACGATTTGCTTGATTTACAGTGCTTACGTTTTGCTGTACTTGATTATTAAATGAGGAAAAAGCGTTATTACTTTGCAATAAAAAATCAACAAGTTTTATACCTGCCAAGGCACCAATAACTTTTACTAACTTACTAATGCCACCAGATGTTACCGACACCATCGCAGCTAAAATTTTAAAACGATTGTTTACTACTAATAAACCTGCAGCAACAACACCTAAAGCTGTGCTAAGTTGTAAAATTCTTTGTGCGTTAGCATCACGAAAGGCAACTTCTATTGTATTAGCTAACTGCGTTAATCGAGGTAAAAGTGGACCTCCAAGAGCGGCGGCAAATCTAGTTATAGCATCTTGCATATTAGAAACAGCACCGCTAAAAGTTTTTGATAGCCTTTCACTACTACCAGCAATTCCTGCGCTTGGCTCAACTAATGAGCTAAGAAGTGCGCGTCGAAATTCTGGCAAAGTAATTTTAGTTAAATCTTGAATTCCTTGACTATCTTTTATAAGCTGTAATATTCCTCTCTCGCGTAATATGTCTGCTGCCCCAGCTCCCCCAGCAAAAGCACGACCTAAAGCACTTGCCGCTTCAGTGGCTGTAGTACCCATAAATGCTGCTAAATCTGTTACTGCTGATAGAGTTGCTTCAGAATTGACACCAAACGCTTCTAACTGCGCACCTGCGTTCACTACATCTTGTAATTGGAATGGTGTCGTTGCAGCAACTTCATTAAATTTTGCAAATGCTTTCTCTGCTTGATCTACGCCACCTGTCAAACCTACTAATCTTGTTTGTACGTCTTGAAAGCCACTTGCAGCACTGATAAAACGATTCATTGCAGCTACTGCACCACCCACAGCAAACGTATACACCAAGATACGATTTCTTAACCTACCAAACTCTTTTTCTAATCCATTAGTGGATTGGCGCATATTATTGGTAGTAGTTCTAAAATTTTTTGAGTTTTTATTTAAAGTATCAAAATCTTTAGTTGCACGAGCAAAACCTTTAGTGCGTACTTCAATTATAAATCTTTTTTCAGCCATTTTTCTTGTTTATCTCTTCTTGTTGTAGTGCATTAAATTCCTCATCTATAGCCGAAAAGATGACTGCTTGGTGATAATTAGTATTATCCAGCGTAGTGGCTAATGGAATGTTAAACCTCTTCATTGTCATATATTCTTCAATCGTTATGAGTGTTTCATGATTTAGAAAGTAGGAAGCATCTGCGCAGAATACTAAAGAATGATAGAGTAATGCACCGGGAGTATATTTACCATCACTATCCTTACTAAGCAATCTATCTATTTCTCTCCATAACTCTTTTTCATCATAGGTAATACTCTTTTTGAGAGATGGAGACTTTGCTTTGTATGGAAAAGTTAAGTTGCGAGATGGTTGATTTTTGTAACTCATCCAAGTCGCAACTCGGTGCATGATTACTTTTTTTTGTCTGGTTCCTTGTACTGGTTGTATATAGCCATTAGTACTTCATCAATACTATTGTCATCTAAATGACCAAGGTGTTTTTCTGGATCGGTAAAACAATAATTTAGAATCCAATCTAATACATCAAAAAACTTAGCAGTATTTAATTTATTAGATTTGTCAATTGCTTTGACTTCCAGGTAGTGCAGTTCCCTGCGCTTTGCAAAGGTAATCTCTGGTACATCAAATGTACCATGATCTGTTTTTACTTTCATTGTTCATCCTTAGATGAAAATGGCGTGTGATCGTGATGAAATCTATGATGTAGAGATTGTGACTACTGCATTACTTGTGTTCGCAGCGTCATATGTACATCTAAATGGTATGACAGTTTTAAAACCATCCTCATCAAAATTTATTGATGACTGATCAATAATCGCTTTAGCTGCCGCTATTGCAAATGTTCCATCTGTTATACTAATTGCACATACTGGTTCAGCGGTATCAGCGTAAGTAATCGCGGCATCGGATTCTGCATCTCGCTTCACCACCATGCTACCAGTAACTTCATATCCGCCAATCACATATCCCAATGGTGCAAATCCATTTGCAGCAGTATCAAATCCAACTCGATTGACTGATCTTGCAATATTTAACTCAAAAGAAAACAATACTAAATCTTCAGCACTACCGCTAGATGGCGTAATTGTAGTTGCAGAAAGATCGTGCATATTAAAATAACTTGATTGATTAGCGATTGTGGTTTCTGTACCGCCACTAAAAGAAATATTGGCTTTATCTGGATTAAAACCTGTGACAAAGGTAGCCGAACCCATAATCACGCCACCATTACCACCAATATCGCCAGATAATGTAAATGATGTACACATACAACTCTTAAAAGATATTGCAGTATCTGCGGCACTAGCACTTCCTTTATCAAAATATAACGTCACTGGAATTGCTGTGCTTCCATTAATATTATGTGAAGGTGGCATTGATCCTAACAACGCATTGGTTCCGTCATCATCGCCAAATAACGCTAAACAAACTCTATTAATTGCTTGAGGTGAACCCATAAACTCTAGTGTTACTTCATACATTCTATCATGCCGTTGAGCCTTTACCATTTCTGTTGATTGTGTTGCGCCACCTGCGCCTTGCCTAAATGGAGCAACAGCTAATGTATGATTAGCAACTTCACTAAAACTATAACTTACTACTGGCATATGAATTCTAGTAGCACCTGTTGCTGCTTTTGTGCCAAATGTTGATTCAGTACCTATGATTACATTTGTCTGTTGAGTAGTTTGAAATATGGGACTTTTAGCCATTATTTTTCCTCACTTTTAATTTTTTTTGTTTCTAAAACTTCTAACAATTTTTTTGGAAGTGGCAATAACGCTTTTGATACCTCACACTCCATACCTGCTAATAATTGTAAATGAGTGCTTGCTTTTCCTAACGCTATAAAATTTTCATTATCTTTTAAATTTTTATATTCTTCTTTTGCCTTTACAATCATACTAACTCCAATGTTTGACATGAAAATGTTGTAATACTTCTTAAAATGTCTTCCTCTTGTTCATAGGCGATGTTATCAACACTTCCATTGCGAAATTTATTAGAACCACTAACACTATAGGTGTTGTTATTAAAAAGCAGTCTTTTTAAACGCTCCGTGATACTCATTACTTGTTTAAATGCATTTTTAGTGATTTTATTACTTAAATCTAATTCATATTGTATGTTAATTGTTACTTCTCTAATCTGTCCATGTGAAAGAGTATCAACAATTTCATCGCTTACAGGTTGAATAAGGAAACTTTGATTTCCTTGATGCTCATCGTAAAATATTTGTATACTAAATTCATCAGCAATGATTGTATTGACACTTTCTATTATCCTTTCAAAGATGACATTTTCAAAACTTATAGCCATCATTTATACCTTTAAGGATGACATTATCTATAAATCTGTCCACTGCGCACAGTTCCCATTTGCACATCGTCTGATTGAAATGTAATAGACCACTCATCATTTAATGTATATACACCAGCTTGAAAACGTATCAGTGCGCCGTATGCAAGTGGCTGATAATCGCCATTCATTACCTCTGCATCCACAGACTTATGCCTGCGCAGGCCAGTGTCATCCTTTGTAAACACATCATATTTGACCGTAGAAGCTGTACCAGGAGAAAATGTACCTGCGGTGCTTATGACTACGCGCACTTCATCGTAATCTGTGCTTGGTGGTCCGTACATCTTAATATCTTCAATATACCCGGTAGTAGAGCCATTGACACTTACTTCTCGTATTACACCAGATTCACTCCGAAATGATGTTTCATTCCACATGACATAATCGCGTCTTTTGAGTTTAACTAGTAACCCATCATCGCCTAATACTAATTCATCGAGCTCAGATGCTTTCTCCGGGTCTTGGCTGCGCACTAAATCAGCGCAGGCCAACAGCGCATTGCATCGGATCACAATGAAGTCATATGGCCTATCTGCTGCGCCTTGATAATTAGAATTACCACGCTTATAAATAGGACGATTCAAAAAACTTCTAATATGATCTGCTTGCTCTTTGATGACCCTGGTTTTCAAAGTGTTCCAATCTTCGCCTGCTTCAAATACATCGCTGTTTAATGCGCTGACTGACGAAGATGACAAAAAGAACTGGAATGAGTCTGTGCTACTGCTGTAATTGTACTCGTTATCAGCATTCGGAGTGTCTGTAACAGATGTCATCTCTATACCATTGCGATACAAATTTTCTATATGTCCTGTGTCTACCAATTGGTAAAGATTACTAGTATCTGTAGTGATGAAATTATTCATCAAGACACGCTTCCTGTCGTAGCGATCAATGTCGCTAACCACTGCTTGTAAATCAGTTGTGGTGTTGCAAAATGCTTCTGAATAACTCATGCCATTGCGATTCCTAAGTTGTTATTAGTAGGTAAAATGGTTACATCTGGTATTTCTACGCAGATAATCATGGCAATCATAGTACCGATTAATACATCAATATCATTACGAGGGTCCTCTAACTGCTTACACACACTTTTTAGTTCAATCATAATTTGAATAAGATTGTCTATCTTCTGCGCATCATCCATATTTCTCTACGATTTCCATAAAATGCTCTTTGGTGCCTTTACCTAAACTAGTATTGTATGAATTTTTCCAGTATACCGCTTGTTCTTCAATAGTTTGTGGCAAAGGTTTTGGTATTCTCCAGTAGTGCAATCTACATACAATGATTTGTGCTATCAGATTAGTTTTTAATATATCTTCCCAAGCATCCTCACTAGGATCGGTAAAATATGACTCATTTAAGTAGCATAGTGCTGCAACTTTTTTTAATAGTTTTTGTCTAAACTGAAGATAATCATTGCACAGTGAAACTGCTGTAAATGGTTCACATTGCCAAAAGCCTCGCGCTGGCCCTTTGATTTGAGCAATGTACTTGTATTTACTCTCGACTAAGCCAGTATTGTATACTAAATCAATTGCTTTGGGATTAGCGTACTTCTTACCCATACTATTGATAGTATCAGCAATGAGACTTTTGATTTGCGGTTGATCAATCATTTACGTCTCATTTTCCTCATCATTTTCTTTTTCTTTTTCTTCTTACCTTTTTTCTTTTTACTATGTCCGTAATGATATGGCATTATCTTGCTCTCCTTACTTTGCTTCTTGTTCTTTTACTATACTTTGCGCGTTGCTTACCCTGTTTGCTTGCAGCGCGCTTTAATCTGTTTTCGTAAGCCTTTTGCGACTTACTTAATCTTTTTCTAACACTAGCTGGTAAGTATCTTCCACGTTTACTGCGTGGTTTCTTGCTATCACCTTTAGATATATAATCCCAATCTTGCCTAGTCCAATTCCTTAGACTGCGTTGTGACTTTTTCAACGCCATTACTTATACCCACCGCCTGCACGTTTATACGCCAAGGCGAGCATCTGGCTTTTTCTTGCGCTCCATTGCCCTGGCCTACCGCCCTTGTTACCAGCCTTGATTCTATAAAATAATCTTTTACGCAGTGCAGGCTTTGTGTAGTTACCTGCTTCATTAACTCTTGATTTTCTGCGTTTCTTTTTCATTTGCCAACT